CGTACATCGTTACCGAAGTTCCCACAGGGGTTGCGAGTGCTTGGGGTTTGGCCTCGACCGAGTATACGTCTACCCAAGCTGCGATATACCAAGGTGGTGCATCTTTCTGTGATACTCTCTCAAATTATCAGTTTAAATACTCCAATGATTGGTACTATAGCGCACCAATATGTGCGTTCTATACTGGAGCTGAGTTAATCTCAAAGCTACCCTCGGGTAATGTTATGTTTTTTACAACACATATATCCGAAACAATAAAACAACGATATGATAAACCAGCTATTGGATGTATCTCCGACTCGAATGGTCTCGGGGAAGCGACAGAAGTCATGGGACGATGTGAACATTCAAAGTCTACAAACTTTTTAGCACCTGGTATAGAAGAAAGTTATTTCGCATTCAATCATTATTTCGATTCTCGTATAGAATCTGGAGCAAAACCAATCACGTATGTTAGGAGAGAGGGGTTTAATGAAAACATATACACATTTGAAAGGGGTTCTGCGATTCGTCTGAAAGTGTCTGAGTGGCTAAACATTACAGGAATTGAACTCGACAAACCATTCAATGAACAGAATGTAGATGGTTTAGATACTACAGGTTTCAATGGTGTTGGAGAAGACATCGAAAAGTATCCATATGTGAGGACAAGTGGGTTGCGTTTGAATATAGAGGTCAAGTATCATAACTTCCACCTTGACCGAGTATTACATACAGATATGGGGGGTGAAAATGTGTACGCTGTCGTGACAGTATCCCCCAAAATTGGTTGGTTCTCAAAAGGTGATGAAATATTGTATAGCCAAGTCGGTGGTGGTGCAGCATTTGACATAAACAACCCAATTAATTTGACAAGTGGACAACCAAATGGTATGTATTACGATTTTTACAGGTATGGTATATTATTTGATATACAACAAACTGGTTTAATTGGGGAAATAGATTACCTTTTCATTCTCATGCAATTTACATCTGGTATTGTTCTATTAGGACTTGCGACTACACTTGTTGGCTTCATTGCTAAATTTGGTCTAGGTAAAAAGTCTGAATTATATAGGGGTGCCATGTTAGAGATGTTCGATGTACAACGAGAAGCTGCACGATACGCTACCCAAGCGTGTGTTGCCACAAAAAGTTTCAAAGACGCGGACACTGGTGGTTCGGGTGATTTAGATTTTGATGAATTGAAAACTCTCATCAAAGAGTCTTTCGCTAAAAGTTATTTAGATGATGGCGTTGATGACCACTTCAACGAAAAAGAAATTACTGCGATGGCGTATTACCTCATGAGAGCAGCTGATGAAAACCTAGACGAAAGGATTTTAGAACAACGTGAGAAAACACCACCAGAATTACGAGATTCAACGATATCATTACATGAATGGCAAGAGTTATCTACAACGGGTGTTTTCAAATTAAAAGATCTTAAATCTACATCAAAAGAACAACTCGAAGCAGCTGGATGGAAGAAGAGTATTTTCAGATCGCTAAGTACCAAAAAGTAACTTAAAAACACAATTCTTATCAATAGTAATGACAACTATTGCTAATTTATTGATTACACCCGTTGTATCTCTCAATCGGAGATTTAGGGGTCGTTTTGCATCATCCGCTCTAGATACTCCACCCCCACCTGTGAGTGACACGAAACAGTGGGAATTTGGGAGTTATTGTTGGAAAGCTACGGTTGAGGCTTTGGATAAAGATGGTATCGTTGATCGGACATTTATTGGCTATAGTCAGAACATGGATATAACAACTAGAACCCAGGTTGCGTGTGATCGTTTCAAGCAACCTGGAACTATGTGTGGAGAGGTGAAGATGGTGATGAAAGGTGGTCAGTGTGATGAAGTTATTTTTATGAAAGCAAATACCGGTACTATTAGGAATCTGTAAATTAAATTCATACTTTTATAGTATATGGGTGTTATCAACACTGGCAATAAAATTGGTCAGACGATTGCTTTTGTTCGACTCCTGTTCGCAGTAGTAGTTGCGTTATCATGTTGTTCTTCAGGTGGTTTTCTTATGGTACGAAAAGAGAAGTATAGTAAACAAGTCGATGGTGTGATAACGGATAAGTGGTCTGGGTATGATAACAAGTGTTTACCAATTATAATCAATGATATTACCAAATATAGTTGCAGAATTAATTTTAAATATACAGTCAACGACAAAGAATATTCAGGCTCTAAAAAGAAAGAAGAATATCTTATAGAACCTAAAATCGGAAATACTATTAAAATTTTTTATAATCCCGAGAACCCCACTGACACTAGTTTTAGTCAAGGTCCCCCGAAACTATTTGGGGTTGGTCTCATATCATTTGCATGTGTGCTCGTGATGATTTCATTTCTATTGTACTTTATAACAAAAAAGGTAAAGGGTTCTGGTACCATTTTGACAGGTGCTACAGCGTATGATTACTTTAAGGGTTAAATCCCACTCCAACCCTGGATACCTATTTCACTCTCTTCACACCACGGGTACACATCCTCCTCATGGGTACCTATGAAGTTTAGGGCGATCATACCAGATTCTATACATTCGTCGCATATGGCTTTATTATCGTCGATGAGTAGACCGATGTTTAAGGCTCGGCAAATATCAACTTTCTTGACTTCATTTGGGGTGTAACTATTTGTGAGAATGATATCATCGAAGATTCCTGGGAAGAAATAGTTAATCCATAACTCCGTATCCTTCCTCACAACATCCTGACGACCCGTGACAATGTACATCTTTTCGGCATTGTTACGGATTGACCGCATCGCCCTTTGGGACCCCCTTATCGGTTTAAGAACTTGAAAGTGTCCAGATTTGTAAAATTCTTGAACCATTTTTTGAGATTCTTCTTCTGTGACATTAAAAATATCCCGATAGACGTAACTGTATTTAGATTTATCGGTTTTCTGAATACCAGACTTCTGTTTGTGATACCGAGCCATGGGATTGAGAAATGGAACAAGAACTTCATCGATATCGATTGCAATCCTGTTCATTTATTTATTACAAATATATTTCATAATCTCTAATCACTACAGTATAAAGAATAATATATCAATGAAGTATATATGGGTCTGGCGATTTCATCGGTGATGAAAATGACATCCATCGTGGGTAAGAGGTTTTTATATATAGGGAGGAAACATGGTAACAAGTCTATATCAGCACGTGTTTCTCCATATATTATCGATATTTTGAACAATCCAATACTATCATATGATCATATCCATAATATATGTAACATGATGGTAGAAACGGAGTTACTTGCGGGTGTGATACGCTTCGTTTCTGTAATTATGTCCATCAAAAGATTTATATAACTCAATAATTAATTTCTCAACTTTAAATAGATGTCCTCATTACCCGTTGTAAATTATGGTAGAATGGAGCGACTTAAAATGCCAGAGAGTGCAACAGTGTCTATGAATCTAAATACTTTTTGTGTTATTTTAATTGTTGTATGTTTTTTGATGATGTACAAGCGATCGACAACGATCAGTCAACGACGTGGGCAATCTTATATTTGATACACTTATCTGGGGATAGATAGATGTCCTTCTTCATCAGTCGTTTGAACTTCCTCTCAGGAATTTCAGTCTTTGACATATACATATTCTTGAGCATCTTCATAAACTTTGCAGATGTCTTCATCTCATTGCGAAGATCTTGGAAATTACCCCAAAACTCGGTAGTAAGTTGGTGAATCAGAAGGTATGCATTCTTCCCTATGCGACGCTCTGAACCACCCAGGAATACAAAGGTAGCTGCACTACAACAGGAACCTTGGGCGATGGTGACGACCTTGACCCTGGAGCGTTCTAGTACATTCATCATGTTTAGACCAGAGAATATGTCACCACCATCACTCATGATGGATATACGAATTTGTGGTTCGTACCCAACAAGTTCCGCCTTCTTTTTCAACATATCAATTTCAAGTTTCTTGAACTGTAAAACAAATTCTAAGGCATTTTCACGATCTATGTCACCATAAAAGAGAATTTCATTTCCGATAGTCTTGACACTGTCGTTGATCTCAATCTCTTTTTCTTCATCTGTCGTAGGCATTCTTGAGTGCCTTCTTTACTCTAGTTACATCTCTCGATTTTAAGCCACTTCCGACGGCAAGGTGATTGATAACATCAAAATCTTGGGGTGTAATTTTATAGCTTATCATAGGATCTAAGTCTCCTTTTTCTGCATATTTCTTTAATAGGCACAATTCCTCTATACCTAACCCCATCCTCGATTTCTTCTTGATTTCTTCAAACTTTTGTTTACGCATCTTATAGTTTCCAAACTTTGTCCAACAACTCCCTGGTCTAATCTTCTCTTTTTCGAGGGGTTCCCCAAGTGCAGTCTTTGGGATCGTGAGGGCATGTATCACGAAGTATGGCATGAGGTTCCATTCTCCATGTGCATAAATATGGTTATCGTAGAAGTCTGCATCCGAAAAGGATCGCGACGCACGTACAAAGTCTATACCAGTAGAGTCTAAGTAATTTTCTTGGAAAATGTCCCATATGTGTCCATGTTCAGAAATACTATCATATATCTGAATTGGAGAAGGATCCGTCAAAATTTCAGCGATAAACTCTTTAGGACTTTTGAAATCATCCATCTCATCATATCCCTCAAGATAGGTGAAAAAGTTACGAATATTCCCTTGAGATCGGATGGCTGCATCCTGTACTTTATGACCTGATTCATCTGTCAGTGTCATTAGAACTTCTGGTTTGTGTCGGGGAATAAACACTGTCTCAAATTTTGGATACATACACATATTAGTGCTTGTGACAAGTAGAGAACCACGGGATAAACGATTACCATCTGACACCTGTTCAATTATAGGTTTAAACACCGGGTCGTAATCCTCAATAAATACATGCTTGGTTGAGGGTTTTATAAATGGTAGAAATAGAGATTTACTTTTAAGATGTTCACTCTGAAGTTCTACATGATTCAGTCCCTGTAATACTGCCCGAAGTACATATGTTTTACCTACACCAGGTGCACCACAAATGAACACATTCTTCCTTTCACTGATGTACTTACGAATAAGTTCAATTTGTTTCGTATGAATTGTCGTTACAATGGGATCTTTTTTTTGCCCCACTACTTTAATGAAAGAATCCATTGATGATCTTACTAATCAGGCCATAGATTTGGTGCTCGAGAATGACGCACTACATAAACGTATCGTAGAACCTTTAAAAAGGAAAATTTTACCATACGTTGCATGTGGAATTCTGACCAATGTGGTCATGTTTATTCTGTTGGTGTACCTTGCTCGACGTCTGTCTCTTCTTCCTCTTCTTCCTCTTCCTCTTCCTCTTCCTCTTCCTCCTCAATAGGAGGTGCCAAGTACTCACCAACTTTCTCGAATGGAGTATTTTTTGTTATAGCTCGGATAGGTTCTATAGTTTTTGGTAATTTTAAGAGTGGAATAGGACGCACATTCAATATCTCAGGTCTTGTAAATACACCTTCTATTGGATAGTCTTTCTCAAATGTTTTCAATATTTCTTTGGGGATTGGGGGGGACTGTTCCAGCAGACTTTCGTATATACCTTTACATTCGTTCACAAAAATGAGACCCTCCTTACTACGCTCGTCACGGGGGAGAGCCAACTGGAGGCGAATATTCCTAGAAAGCCCACCGTGACCTAAAGCACTCGTCCTGTGGTTCTCCATGAGTTCATTGATTTTCAGGAATTGCATGATTGTTGCGATGAGACCAGCTATGAGGTTCATACCACCAATAACTGCGGGTACTCCACCCTGTATACTTTCTGGAAACGAACTTTGTGCAAAGTTTGCCGTGCCTGTGATTGTCGAAAGAACAATTACAGGTAAACTGAAACGCAGACTCAGTTTTTTATACGTGAGAAAAGCTCGGTGGTGCATATACCGATAACATGCAGATGCCTCACCCCACTGGCGAAGTACATTCTCGTGGTACTCATTCCACATTTCTGCCATAATATTATCTTCGGTCATCTTATAGTAGATGAATATAATATTCCTAATTCATCTCATTTTCTTGTTTGGTATTCTGATAGTTCCATTCATGAATAATCAAAAAAATTTAGAATTTTATTCGATGCTCATACCATTCATCTTCTACCACTGGTCAGTGAATGATGATACATGTGCATTGACACAGGCTGAGATGTTAGTGACAGGTAAACATAAAGAAGAAACATTCATGGGACGTCTCGTTGGACCTATATATAAAATGGAAGACACTGAAGTCAATAAAATGACAAAGACCCTCTTTTTCGCACTTTGGGCATTCGTACAATATCGTTTAGGGCATTTTAAAGGATTTGTCGAAGATTTAAATAATTTAAAGCTTCACACCAAGATGAAAATATAGTATGGATACTAAACTGTGTAAGGAAATCATCAGTCTAAAGAATGCGAAGAAGTTGTATCAGACAACATATGTAACAAATTTAGAAGAACTCCAAGTAAAGCTTGAACGTCTCGACAATCAAATTGACCGATGTGGATCGGATGTAAAGAGAGAGATTCTCGAGAGGCAACGAACATTATATGAAAATGAAATCCAGAATATTGATGTCAATATCGAGAACACGACCAAGTTTATCGATAAAAAAATCGAAAAACTTGAAACACAATTAAATAAGGAGAAGAAATCAGTTGAGTATAACATCGATAAACTCAAAAAGGCACTTGAAAGGAGGAATGTGAATGAAATATTTGATATGTTTGAATGTGTTTCAAATGCACTCACCACTCTCAACGACGAAGTTTCGCGTACTCCTGAACAGCCTTGAGGAAGTTCTTGTCTCTTTGTATCTTGGGGTCAACACCTATGAGTATATAGGTGAGCCTGCTTGGAAGCTTTGGGGTATTCCCCTTTGGTTTGGGCATGACCTTTAATTTTTTCTTAGCGTTCTGAACCTGTTTCGTAGTGGGCATTTATTATACCTATATATAATTTATTGGTGAATCACCAATAAACTTGAACTTGTCAAAGAAGTGAACTGTATTTCTAAAGTTGTAATACACAATCATACATAACGCATCGGCGATGTCATGTTTCCTATCATAAGGAATATCCCCATCAAAATATTTTTCCGCTATGGTGACGGTTCTCTCCTTTCTCTGGTCATAATCCAGATGTCTCATACCAAAATGAACATGCATGCTCACAGGTGAAACTAAAGTTACCTTATCTTTGAACATGTAATGTAAAAGAATTTCAATATTAGTGAAACCCATGGGTGGTTGTCTCTCTATCAGTATTTTGTCAGCTGAATCAAAAATACTTTGATGATCTTCAACAAATAAAGGAATGAGGTCTACAAAGTCATTCGAATAAATGTATTTATACTCCTCGAGACTTACCTTCTTCATATATTCAACCTCTATTTTTGGACCATCCCCAGCTTCAGCAAGTACAAGACCCATATTGTGATAGCCAATATCTATCGCCAAAATCTTCATGTCTTTATGTGAATAATCTTCTTTAATTATAGTATATGAAGAACAAACAAAAGACTCAGCTCATGGGGGTCGTACTAATCGCATTGGTAGTATTCATCGTGTATCTCATACAAAATCCTCGAGTTGTTAAAGTCCCAGTAAAGGTTCCCACGATGATGGTACCTCCTAGACCAAGGCGGTCCCAGGAAGTTCGTCATGAACCCGAGTTTAGGGGACCCCCTATCAAGAAGTATAAACCTGGTCAAATGCAACAGATGGGTATTTTAGTGGGTTCAGGTGAGACACTCCCCCTCTATGGTAAGGAAGTTCGGGGAAGACGTGATCGCTACCACTACTATACAACTACGGGTGGTGAGAACCTGTATCCAATTTCCGTGAGTCATAATTCGCGTGAATGTATGGAAGACATTGGGTGCCAGGAACTTTATGGAAATGAAACAGTGACCGTTACTGGTAAAACTGGTTCATTCGCGATAAAGATGTACCGCACAGATGATTTTTTTTAAATACGCTTTTTTAGGTCTTTTACCACATTAGCGGTTGTAGAACTGCAACATGAAGAACTGCAACACGCTATCGCGAGCATTGGTGGTGTTTTGAAAGGCATCTTTATAACACCATACACTACCAACATGGAGCACAGTATACTCACTATGTTCGCAATAAGGTATTTAGGATCCATAGGTTTATCATCTCCTTTTAAGAGACTGAGACCTGGCAAAGAAAACACAAGTCCCATTTATATTACGTCAACAAAAATTATTTACCATAGCATATTCTCTCCTGTGAAATCCAGTCATAGATGAAATTTTTGCCTTTTCAAGTAAAAGTTCCTTAATTGTGTCCTCATCGAGATGTTTTAAGAACTCTCTCTTCACCTCGATGCCGTCAAGTTGATGTTTCTCCCGTTTACCCTGTACATATGGCCATGTATGTTTTCTTAGTGATGAAACATCACCTTCGAGTTGTCTTATTCTTGGAAGTAAAACTTTGTGAATCAATATTTTAAGTTCATGTACCTCACTCATCTTAACCTGTTTTTACAATTTATCTTTATAATAGATTTTCTCAACATCTAATAGGGATGACTCCAGAGAAACGTCAATTTCTTAAAAAACTTGCACCAGGGGTGCGTGAATTATTGGATTCAAATCGAATAGGATTAGAACCTAAAAATGACACTGAAAAATTTATAAAAAGACAACTACTCAGTCATAATGGTGATGGAACATATGAATTGTCTATCGGTAAGTTTAAAATTGCTATGGGTGTGTTGGATGATGAAATACTGTATACGATATTTATATATTTGGACACCTCAGGTATCACAATACGACGTGTGTACAGATATATGAAATTGAACGTACTCGAGTTTTCGTTAGAGGAGCATAGATTTGTAGATATGATCGTGGATGAAGATATTGAAACCTTTTATGATTTTCTTAGCTATTAGTATATGCAATATAGGGATCTCAAAAATAAAGCAAAAAAGTTAGGTCTTCGTGTCACCAAGACTGTTCAGGGTAAACGTGTAAAACTTACAGCCAGGGAACTTCGTGCCAAGATCACCATGAACTTTGAGAATAGTGTCAAGAATGCTCAAAGAGTTATTCGTATTTGTCGAACCGTCGTTGTTCCCATAACTAGTGCTCCTCCACCACCTCCACCACCCCGAGCCACTCGCCCCATAGCACCTGGTGGTAATACTCGTGCTAAACTTTTAGCTGAACTGAAAACTGCTTTAAAAAAAAGAGGACTGAATAAATAATGAATCTTGAAGAGGTAAAGAAAGTTTTGGTAGAATGGGAGGGTGACGCATATGAAGTCATAAAGAACTATGCGATACAGATGCGTCGGAATGATAATGAAATCACGGAAGAATTCGTAGAGCAGTACCTCGGTGAGGAACTCTATGAACGCCTTGGAACGATGATTCGATTTTTTAAAAAGTTTGAAGATATAAAATTAAAATATAATTATAAAATAGAATAAGTATGAAACCTGCTACACTACTCCTCATGCTTTGTTTTTGTTCATGTTGTTCATCATCCTCTTCAGCAGCCGTCTTTTTCGCTGGTTTGATTCCTAGGACTGGACCACACTTCATGAAAATGACGGGAATTGGGGAGTTAACTACACAGGCGCCATTTATAAATGATTTTTCTAAGGGAAGAACTGGTAAGAAAACTGATAAGGAAAACAAGTTACAGGTGGAGAACATTCGTAAATCCAATCCAGATGGAGTTGCAAAATTTTGTGCTACTGCTAAAAAAATTAGAGCTACTAGAACTACTCCTCCTTATAACCAACCTGGGGATATACTAACTATTGGGGGTATGAAAAAAAGTGGGACTATAATAACTGAAGCGATGGAACCATTGGGCGCGTCAATGAACTACGTTGAAATAGCCGCTAGGGAATTTTGTGGAATGTGATTCCAAACCTCTTAGACATGAACTTCTCGACACCCTCAAAAGATGGATAACTCCAGAGATACCAACGTGACCAAAAGCCAGCCCCGTTGATACCACTTATTCCCCAATTCTCTGAGAAGCTGTAGTCTACATTCAACATCATGTCCTGAATTTTCTTGGGGTCTCTCTCTGCTATGGTGCGTTTAGGTACTCGTCCACCGTGGCGGAGTACATAGGAACGCATACGTGAAGGATTCTTGTGTTTGGTGTAGTCTGAATACCCACTGGCACCAAAGTCAACAGTCCTGCCGTCTTCTAAAACAGCCCTAAATTTCTTTTTAGAGTTAGGGCTCTTGATAATTTTGACGCGCATACTTATATTTTACTAACATAATTTACTTGCACGCCTGGCACCCATAGGCTTCCTTTTGGGGAAGGAAGAAAAGGCGCTCGGGACCACGCTTCACACGGTACATGTGATCGTATACATGGAGAAGGGCGACGGTCAGCGCAAGGCTAGACACGACGACACCATTAATCTTGCGAGAAGTCCAGGCATACCCAGCGATAGTCGCAACGAGCATGATTTGGACGATGGTCAATACGGGAAGATTGGGCATCACGAAACGCTTCTCGAGAGTGTTGACTTCCTCAGTAGGGGCGGGGGTGACAGCGTAGGTATCGGTACCGTATCCAGGCATTTTTATTATCTACCGAGAAAATAATGTGGAGTGTCCTGTTAGCTTCAGCGGGTCTAATCCTTCATGACTTCCTGAAGTCTCCGATAGATCTACTGTATTTCAATAACCCCCGACGACCACTGATTGGAATTCGGAATGCCCTCCTGGATATATTTCTTTACGCATCTAACTATTCAGTTCGAGACTATCCAGGGTTATGGCTCATTAAGTTGCATCACCTAAAAATTCGAAAAGAGTTTGAAAATGTTTCAAAGACTGTCAAGAAACATATGTTCCATGACTTGGACCCTTGGTTTGAAAAAAACGATGACTACTATTTTTATAAGGTTGAGGACTTCCCTGACTTGAAAAAACTCGTTGATCTAATTCCCTCAATTCATAAAGAGACTGCATTGTTTGCAGTTATGGATGGACCTATGGCTATCCCACCTCATAGAGCTGAAACCAATTTATTACTACGATATCATCTTACTATAAAGGGTGGGGGTGATTGCACACTTTATACCGAGAGAGGTCCACATCAACATCGTGATGGTGAAGACTTTTTATTCGATCACGCGAGATACCATGAAGTCACTAAAACTGGGAGTGATAGGCGGGTCGTACTCATCCTAGATGTAAAAAGGTTTTAGAGATGCTTACGACACACAGCTACATACATATCACTCCCACCTATGAGTTCTAGACGTTGATCTTCTACAATCCTCTTAGTGAAAGGTCCTAGAGTTCCGTCGTTACAGCGCATACAAAGTGCCGAAAGTTTAGTGACATCACATGCGAGTGGTATGCAGTCAATAAGTTCACCAAACTTATGCTGAAAAGAATCAGCATCGAGACCAGCCAATATGACAGACTTACCCACATGTAGACAACATTCAACAAATTTTTTAAGTTTAGGGAAGAACTGCGCTTCATCAATAGCAATTATACCAGCCTTATCAAATTCATCTGTATTAATAATTTCAAAAGGATCAAACACTTTATGACAATCAAACTTTACATTATCATGCGTTTTGAGAATTTCCTCGGGGGACCTGGTATCTTTTGCAGAATTTATAATCATCACATCTTTTCCGATAACTTTTAAACGCTTAAGTCGTCGAATGAGTTCTGATGTTTTACCAGAAAACATATTCCCCATAATAATTGAGAGTCCCATCTCACCTTGTTATTATAATATTGTATTTTTTATATGGGTGATATACACAGAGCAGTTTTGAATGGTATGAAGGGGTACTACAATCCTAAGACGGGGGAGGTCAGGTTTGGTAGATGTGTATATTCAAGTATCGCGGTGGCAGTAAAATATCTCAGTGAGAAGTAAGATGCCTCTCACCGATGCTGAAATTACCAAGAAGGTTGGGCAACTGCGTAAAACTCAGGGTAAGATCTATGCACCCCTCAAATATTTCAGGGGAATCGATACTCTCACGGGGGTTGAGACACGGTATAAAAAGATGCTCAAGAAGGACTACAGGGGATTCAAAACAGACGAAGGACAAAAGACTAAAACCTCCTCCTACACCCAGAAATTTAGGAAGATGTACGGACCAGAGGTTAGGTCCCTACCCGAAATTGCTAAGGCTACTAAGATTCCTCTAAAGACTGTGAAGACCATCTACAATAGGGGACTCGCTGCGTGGAGAACCGGGCATCGTCCGGGTGCTTCTCCACAAGCGTGGGGGTATGCTAGGGTGCACAGCTTCGCCACTAAGGGGAAGACGTACTACACGGCTGATAAGGATTTACGATAAACCATTCATCGATTCGTTCTATCATAGCGCGCTTATCCTCCTCTGTATATTTGGTACCCTTATTCTGATTCGTATTGTCAATCAACCACTGAGAGTTCAGATAGTGCCAGCAATATTTATTATCATCTGGCAAGTTCCATGCACTACATGGAATGATTTCATCTATCTGAACCTTATCGTTATCCGTTTTTGGACGACCGTATCTAACTTCAAAAAGTTCATGGAGATACTTGACCCAATCTTCTGAGGTCATACAAAGATCTTCCAATGCACCTGTAGGATTAATGACACCTTTTAAAGCTTCGTATCGTCTTGATCGTCTCAAATAAATCGCGTGTCCACATGGGTCACATGTGGAGCACTTGCAGCGCTCACGGCCGTGCTCGCAGATTGATGTCCCACCGCACTCCTTGCACTGAGAGCGCCGACGACCGTGCTCGCAGATTGCACCCCCACCGCACTCCTTGCATCTAGTGCGCATACGACCGTGCTCGCAGATTGATGTCCCACCGCACTCCTTGCACTTGGCGCGCTCACGACCATGCTCGCAGATTTGAGACCCACCACACTCCTTGCACTTGCAGCGCTCACGACCATGCTCACATAATCCTGACCCACCGCACTCCTTGCACTTGGCGCGCCGACGACCGTGCTCACAGATTGAGCCCCCACCACACTCCTTGCAATAACAGCGCCGACGACCATGCGGACATTTCGGACGAACATATTTTGGTTTTTTGGTGATAGTAGGGCACGGAGTACAAATAACGGGAGAATCCACTCCGGTCTGAATCATCTTAATATAATTTCATTTCAAGTCTCTATATGACTTAGGCGTAATTACCCCGGGACGAGACTACATTTTCTCAGATCCACGTCATCACGTGCGTTTGTACATACGCAAATCCAATAAATGGAGGTGATCGTGAAAAACGCAATCGGAATAATCACTAGACTGAGCATTAGTATCAAGTTACAAATTTAATTCTATTCCCGGACTCTCTTCATCCCCTCTTCACGCACGATTGTATCGACACATTTGATTTCCTGTTTCGTCCATTCGGGTGCACCGTATAAAGTTTTGAACCTGGTATACATTTTCCCCTTACCCGTAAAGTCATAGGCAACTAATTTTGTATCGAGATCCTCTATTTTCACACCATGGCGACCAAAATAAGGCCAGTTGTTAAAATTGAGACGAAACGTCTTGTATCCCTCTCCGTCCTGTTTCATGCGAATACCACCTTCACAGACGGGTTCGGGTTCGAACTCGTAGTGGGGCATGGCGGTGTTCATCTTGTCGACGATGTTGAGGATGTTCCTCATGGTGAAAGAGTCACCAATCTTATACACGGGTTCGACATCGAAAGTGGAAGACATTTTGTTTGTTTATTTTTAGTTGGTAATTGGTGTCACTTAGGTTTCATTTAACATTTCATTCAGGATAACATATACGTTAAGTTCTATCATCATCTGGTCGAAATCAAGTTTATATGTTCGAAGATCTTTCTTTTTTGGTTTTAGTGTGACGATTTTCCGTTTTGAACTTT